CTCTTGCTGTTCCTTTGAGAACTCGTAAATAGCGATGGCAGCAGCAACTGCTTCGTCAAACGTCTCAGCGTCGCCCACAGCGTCTCTGAGAGGGGTCTCAGCGTCATCAAATGGGAGCAATGCGTAAGCACCAATCTTGTAGTGAAGATTGATACGATCGATCAGAGTCATCTTGGTGAGGTCTTCGTTTGCGATGCAGAAGAAGTCATCCTCATTGAGTTCTTGATAACCCTTGTAGAAGTCCTTAGTAAGACCAGGGAACTTACGCTTCATGAGTTTCTCGATACGAGCATCCTCAGTCACGTTGACGTATGCCTTAGGGCAGTCATCAGTGAAGGCGAAGTCATTAGGAGTGAAGAGGGCATGACCTACTTCGTGACCGACTAGCATGGTGTAGACGGTATCGCTTGCACGGTTCCAGAGGGGCAGCGTCAAAACGCGCTTGTCAACGTCAAAGGAAGCAGTGGAGACTTGCTTGTGCTCAACCAACAAGTTCTCGGTAGCAAGCAAACGAGCGAGGTTACCTTGGATTTCTTGGGTTTTACGCATCGGTGTCTTGTGTTGTATGAATACATTGTAAAACCCCCTGGTAGAAAATACCAGAGGGTCTGTACCACTTATTCAAGTGTCCCATGTGGGTCTTCGTCTAGTGGTCGAATGAACATAGACGATACTATCTCGGTTGCTTCCAAGTAGTCATACATGTATCTGACTGCTGACTCAGGCATCGTGTGGTTCCCACAAGTGAACACATCACAGACTGCCATGTTTTTCTCTGGCCAGGTATGAATGCTGATATGTGACTCTGCTAAGAGTGCAACAGCAGTAACACCAAGTGGAGAGAACTTGTGACTGGTAATATCTAGCAGAGTTGATTGCGACATTACCGTAGCATTTACCAAACAGTTTCTGATATCTGCTTCGTCATCTAGTTTGTAGAGTGGGCAACCTTTGAGCGTGAAGAGTATGTGTTTCATCCCTGAATAGGTGTCATGGTAGAGAAGTCGCCATCCTTAGAGAACTCAACGATGCGATCAAACTTATCGAAGAGCACATCGCCTTTGTGTGAGATCACGAAGAGATTCGTCTTCTCCCCCAATCCTTTCAATATCCTCATCAGTTCATCCGTAGCAGACTGATCGAGTGAAGAGTCAAACACTTCATCCAGGAGAAGAAGGTTTGTACTGACGCTGTTCTTCAACCGAGCGACTTCTCGCCAAGTAAACAACAGTGCCAGATCGATCTTTTGTTTCTCACCCTCGGAGAACGAGGCGTAAGAAAAATCATCACGGAAACGAGAGAGAATTTTCTCGTTGAAGTTATCATCGAGCGTGAAGTTCACGTAGAAATCCATGCTTTGCAGATACTTATTTATCCTCTGATTGATAATGGGAATAAACTTAGAGATAATCTTAGTTTTGATACCACCATCTTTCAGCAGATTAGCAACCGTTTTAAGATGATCTGTCTGCTTGTTGATATTAGAACACGAATCCTGTTTCTTGTCAAGCAGTTGTTGCATTTGAATAAGATCTTGACGCTCCTTCTCCAAGTTAGTGGATTCACTACCAACATCAGTCATGATCTTGGTGTTCTCTTTGAGGAGACGCATCTCTTCTTTGGTCAGAGACTGAACCTCATAGCGAAGTTCGTTGATCTTAGTTGCTTGGTCACGAAGTTCTTTGACTTGCTTAGCAAATGTCGTGATCTGCATCATGATCTGTGACCCTGCATCAGTCAGTTCTACACACTTCTGATTGAGTTGTGCTTGCTTGTCGATACGGAGTTCTCTATCAATATCCTGAGTACATGTAGGGCAGGTCTTGTGCTCTACAAAGAAGTCATAGTCCTTCTTAGTTTGATTCAGTTTCTGAAACAGTTTGGACTTCATGTCCTTAAACTTCTCGTGCTTCTCAACCATGACATCCAGTTTCAGGATCTCAGGTTCCATTGCAGAGATTTCTTTTTGGATACCTTTGATCTTATCTCTGATCTCTACTGCACGGTTCTCATTCTCTACGAAGATTGCCTGCTTATTTTCTACATGCTTAGCATCAACTTGTTCCAGATTCGCAATGTTACGAGTCTGCATGTCAACTTTCTGCTGTGCCATTTCGAGTTCGTACTCGCACTGCCGTTGTTGATCTTTTACATCCTTGACCCTCTCTTTGAGGATACTATTCATCTGCGAGAAGATTTGAATGTCAAGGAGATCTTCGATAACTTCTCTTCGATGAGCAGCAGACAACTGCATGAAAGGCACAAAAGTTGAACTACCAAGAATAATAACCTGAGTGAAAGACTTGTAGTTAAGTTTAAGTATGCTCTGTTCCAGGTGCTTCTGGTAGTCCTTGTTAGCAGCATTCTGGTCCACCAGTTCGTGATTACGGTAGATCTCAAACACTGACGGTTTGATACCACGGACTATTTTATAATCGATAGTACCAATTTTGAACTCTACCTCTACAAGTAGTTCACGTTCGTTCACACTATTCATCAACTGTGCCTTGTTGATCTTCCTGAATGGTTTATTGAACAAGACAAAACAAAGCGCGTCAAGAATGGTACTCTTGCCCGCGCCGTTATTTCCTACGATCAATGTAGTGGGTGATTCAGTGAGATCAACTTCGGTGAACTGCTGACCAGTGGACAGGAAGTTCTTCCATCGGATCTTCTCAAAGACAATCATACTAATCTAAATCCTTTGGTGGGAATACTATATCATTTGGTCGGATGACCGTGTAATTATATCCGAACTGGTTGCAGTTCTCTTTGACGACTTCTTCTTCGACTTCAAGAACTTCTAATTTCCTCTTGTAGTCGTCGGCAATCAAGTAACCATGATACCGCTCAGCGTCATCCTGATCTTCAAAGATCTGGACAACTCTTTCATCGATGCCGTCATCTCGAACAGCATACACGCCACCAGATTTCTTGTCAACTAGTACGTACATCAGAGTCTTAGTGCTTCTACATACAACGATTTAAGGATACCAAAAATCTCATCCTTGTTGTCGATCTCCTTGACACAACTTTGAAGAATACTGAGAGTATCTTCTTGTTCAAGACTATCGTCAACATCATCAAGGTGTACAAATGTATCCTCAATAATTTTAAGGTCAGCGATATTACTATCGTTGATCTTTTTGAGAGTCTTATCAAAGAGGACTTGATCCTCTTTCTTTTCAACAATCAGTTTGACGTAACTGCCTTGCAATTTCTTATAATCAATCTTGGCAGTTTCGGAATCCCGATAGTAGATCTTGTGGAACATACTATTAGGATTCTTAACGAAGGTAAGTTTTTTGGTATCAGTATTTAGTATGTTGAACCCACGGTCACAACCGTAATCATTCCAGAACATTTGGTACGGATTACCGAGGTATGTGATGTTTCCTTTGGTAGATCTGTGGTGGTAATGACCACTACACACTAGATCAAACTTTGAAAACATGTTCGGATCATCCCCGTGTTCCATGGTGTATCCAGGAATAGGTTCAAAATCGTTAAGCTCCAAATGGCCGAGACAGACAGTAGAATTACTGCTCTCGATTGACTCAATCGATCTTCTACGATTGTCGTCACAAATCCAAGGCAGAAGAAGAATATCCAAACCACCAACAGATAGTTCAGTAGGATCAGAAACGACAGTAATGTTGGGGTAGTCACCCAGGAGCAACTCTGGGGAATTAGTTCTGAGAGTATTCTTGTAGTAGATATCATGGTTACCTACGAGCATGTGCATCTTCACATCACGCTCGCGAAGGGGGTCGAACCACATATCCTTTGCCGCTTGCAGTGAACTGTAATTTACATACTTACGTCTGTCAAAAGTATCACCCAGGGCGATGACCTGAGTGATCTTATGCTTATCTATGTAAGGTAATACAGTCTCTGAATAGAATTTTTTATACTTGTTTACATAAACAAGACTATCATTACGAGCACCAAAGTGTTGATCAGTTATTAGTAGAATCTTCATACTCAAATACCAGTTTCTTGTACTCTTTTCCTGCGCTTGTGACACAGACCTGTGTATATGTTACACCACCAAGAATGCTGGTTAGTTCTTCACAAAGTTCACGGACCCTATCCTTCTCGGATCCTCCACGCCAGTAGTTTTCCATGTAGTGATCTGACATGTATGCCATTAGTACCTCGTGTTGGTTTCGACTCGCGCCTTAATGTAGTTCATATCAGCATGGTTGTCAAGGTCGTCTGTGTGGAAAACCTCTTCATATCCCTTGCGTTCCAGGATCTTCTCTCGGATTGCTTGCTGACGTTTCTCCTTAGCAATCCTCCTCAGGTAGGCATAGTACACAATCTGTGTGAAGTATGCAAACGGGTTGGAGGACTTCTCTGGATCAAAGTTGTGGATGTATTGAATACAATTCTCGATCCCATCACCAATCATGTCCTCACGGTACATGTAGTTGATGAAGTTAGGACGATACGATAGGTGCGTAGCAATTTTAAGGAAGCATTCACCAATGTAATTAGACACACGCGGTTTGGGCAGGTCCTTTTCCTTGGCATCTGCACACTTGTTACGGTAGATGATCAGTTCATGTAGGAACTGTTTGTTATCTACATAGTGTTCTTTCTTTTTGGCATTCTTCCGTGGCATAGTTATCGGCATAGGTGTTCTCACGGATGACATAATGTTACCTTATCGTGACCGCAAAGTCAAGTAATGCCAAGTGACAAAGTGACAAGCTTGACAAGTACAATAATAATTATTATACTAACACTGCAAGGGTTCAGAAACAGATCCCTTAGAGCTTATACATCAATGGTAGTGAGGTGGTTCAGAGAACAACTTCTCCAAGAGTCTTCTGGCGTCTTCTACCTTAGCAACTAGACCCATATTTTCGTTCATAGGGACTTCGGACTCTACTGTCTCTTCTTGTTTAATTTCTTTTCTGATCCATCGCTTATACATCATCACTGCTTCCTTTGACATAGGAGCGATAGAAATAATAGCGGACTCATCTAGAACATAGAAATCCTCATCAGAGAAATTCATCCAGCGGATCAATCCCATAGCAACTTTATGATTCCTGGCATTCTCATCATCCGAATCTGGCAACTCAATAACCTTTGTCTTCGCTGGATTCTGAATGAAGATCATATCCTTCTTCGTATCAGGATCCTCACTAATCAAAACCTCACCGAGGACTTCTTCCCCAGTGTTCAGTTTCAATGCAGCAAAGAATTGTTCGTCGTGTCGAATGTAGTTAATCATGTTTTAGTTTGATCTCCTTAATTTCGTAATTGAATGACTCTTCTTGATAGATCTTGATACGAGCAGCAAGATGACGAAGGGTATAATTACTTTTAGATCCTCGGGAACAGTTGTCTGCAATGTCATACAACACTGCCTGTGCCTTGTTCTCACCCTTACGGAGGACACGACCAATAGATTGGAGGTTCCTCACTCTCGACTTAGATGGACTAGCAAAGATTACGTTGTGTAGATTCTTAATGTTAATGCCAGTAGAGAAAGTACCGTATGATGCCAAGATAATGGCATCTTTTTCTTTCTCACATATGGATCGTGCTTCTTCACGATCGTAGGCATCAATGCCACCGTGTATAAAGAAGATCTTGCGACCCTCCTTTACTTTATTATTTAGCATCTCCCACAAAGGTTCTCCGTGCTTCTCCACGTAGTTGAAGAGGATGAGAGTGTTACCACCTAGGTCACACGCTAGGTTAACAATTAGATTATTTCTCTTTGGATGACTGACGATGTAGTCCATCTCTTGTTGATAGTCATCGAACGGTACATATCCATGCTTCAATACCAGACACTTCACTTGTAGAGGTGTGAGATGTCCCTTCTTCATTAGATCAATAGTCTTTGTCACTCGGTCACATCGACCAAACAAACCTTCTAACACCAACTGATGGGTGTGCATACCATCGAGAGTACCTGTCAGTCCTATACGATACTTGCAGTCATGCAGTTTAGTAAGGATACCTGACAGACTTTTCGCTTTGTAGAGGTGTGCCTCGTCACCGATGACTACATCAAACTCTTTGAAAAACTTGCGTGGTTCTTTATAGATGCTCTGCCATGTAGAGATGACAACAGGTGCATCGGTATACTTTTCTGTACCACCCATGATCTTGTGACAGTATGCATCTGCCTTCCATCCATACTGTTGGAAGTCCTTATACATCTGCTCAACCAGAGAGACGGTAGGAACAATGATCAATGTCTTACGTCCCATACCTTGGTGCCAACGCACCAGGGCATAGATGATTAGAGATTTTCCCGATCCTGTCGGGGAAAGTAGAAGTCTCCGATTGTACCTAAGTGCCTGGTAAATTGCTCGTAGCTGGTAATCTCTTGCCTTGAAAGGCAGACCCAGAGATCTAACATACCCCGCGATAGCCTCAGGTGATACGAGAAGTTCTGATTCATTTGGTTTTCCATAGTGTTTGGACTCGTCTACCTCCCATTCATAACCTTTCTGGTCTAGGAACTCGCAGACATAATCAAAAAGACCCGCATATATCTCCCCTGTTGCGGGGGAGTATAAACGGATCTTCCCATCCCACTTGTACTTTTGGTACTGTGGCATGAACTTTGCTTGGGGCACTTCAAACTGGAAGTGCTCGCTTAGTTCTTTATGTACGTGTGGTTCTGCTGAAACCTTGATGTATACTTCGTTCTTCTTTTCAATCCTAGTAATCACCATGCTTCCTCAGATCAATAAAATTCTTAATCTGAAATCCTCGTGAGGACAACTGTTTAAGAATCATCTCTAAGTAATTTATACAGGTTTCAAGGTAGTCTATTTTCTGTTTGTTTCTCAACCACTCATCATCTGCCCAGATGTATGTGGTGAGATCTCCTTTGAGTACCTTGTGATTGAATGGTTTGTCAGCGTATACCTTTGCTGGTGCTTTGCCTGAATAGTATTCAAACTTTGCTTTGTAAAGCATCTTGCTTTTGGTCTCAGCATCTGATAGCATCAGTTTGAACTGAGACCAGATGCTTAGATACTTTTCATGGATGACTGTACACTTAAAGTTTTCAGTGTCGAGATCGTTCTGGTCAACAACACAGTCCTCTCTCCACATGTCACGAATTTCATCTAGTGTCATTCAAGATCGTCCCTCCGTTTGCCTTCTTTGTCAGTGATGGTGTAAGTAGTATACCTAAACTCGACTGACGCCGTGGCATACTCCGTACCATCAATAGTAGCATTAAATTCCAACGCATTCAAG